GCGGCGAAGCGGTAGCCGTCCGAAAAGATGGACGGTGGTGCGGTTGTTGTGATGTCGGCGGTCCCGGTCGTCATGACGGTCGAGGTCGCAGCCTCCCCCGTCGGCGCAATCGTCATGGCTTCCTCGCTCATGGAATGGTCCTCCCTTTGTAACGGGCTTCAAATTCCTCGGGACTGAGATTGGCTCGCGCCCAGGCGACGACCACCGGCGTCTTGTCCCCGAAGGTCGGATCGGCGTGCGCTTCAAGGAACGCGAAAAACTCGGCCATGCGGCTCGATGCGGGCGCGGCCTTCTTCGCGGGCGCGGCCTTCAGCTCCTCGACCGTCTCAACCTTGGGCTCGGGGAACTCCTCGGCATACATGCGCTCGATGAGTTTGTCGGTCGCATTGCTGCGGACTTTGATTCCCGCCTCCTCAAGGGCGGCTTTCTTTTCTTCGGTGGTCATTGGTGGTGGTAGTCGTCAGGCTTGGAAATGGCGAGATTGGTTCCTCGGGTCACCAGCATCGAAACGACATCCGCCTGACCGTCCCGGTAGGCTGCCATCTCCGGCGTCGATCCCTCGCGGAACCGGGGAGCGAACGGGTTTCGGGCGTTGATGAGGAGGTTGATGAGGCGGTGGCCGTCAACATTGGCAAGGACGTTTCGAAAGATGCGCTCGGAATCGGCCACCCTGTTGGCGTGGGCCTCGTCGTCCTCCCCCGGTCGGCGGGCGAAGATGATGTCGTCAATGCTCATGCGGCGGCCTGGGCAAGCTTGGCGACACCCTCCGCCTCATCCAACATCGACATTTCCCGCTCGGCCTGCGCCTGCGCCTGCGCCCTCGCCATCCGCATCTGATCGCGAATGCGCTCGGGGACGATGGAGGATTCAAGGACGCCGAGGTTGCGGGCGTAGTTTCGGAACCCGTCGTCGATATTGAGGTTGTCGAGGACATCGGGCCGCACGTTCGCGATGTTCCCCGCCATGGTCATGGCATCCACAAAGGCGTCATTGTGGATGGTCTGGAGCGCCAGAGCCATGCGCGAGGAGTAGACGATGTTCGGGTCTGGGATGAAGACCTCCCCGTTGCCAAGGTTCTGCATTAATTGACGCGGAGCGGGCGGGAATGCCCCGGCCTTGGCCAGCACCGAGAAGACCTGGCGCATGATCGGATCGCAGATCTCGCGGGTCTTTCGAGCGAAGGTCGGGGAGAAGTTCGGGAGCCGGTCGTTGCGGCGCTGGCGCACCTCCTCGGCGGTCATTTGCTTGCCGATGGGAACCGAGGCCAAGGCTTGGAACAGCTCGACATGGAAAGCGTTGTTGATCTGCCGCTTGCGGAACTCGGTTCGGTCCTCCCCGATCATGTAGTTGCCCGGCTCCCCGAAATACTGAGGACGGGAATTCATGTCGGGCGTGTAGGTGATGCCGCGAGCCCGCAAGTCGATGGTTCCCTCGAAGTTGGCCGGAGCGATGACCGGCGGGGAAACCTGCTTCTCGACCAAGGTGTCGAGCTGCTGCTGCATGTAGTTCAGCGTCCTGGTGTCGTAGAGCGACTCCATTCCGGGGCTTCGACCGTAGGGCGTGCGTCCCCACGGGAGGTGTCGGTGGACGCAGAAAGGGGGCTCGTAGAAGCCGCTTTCCCGCAGGATCTTCTCGGACGCTTTGTGAATCCAGACCGAGGCCCACGGCGCGTTCTGCACGTTCTTGCGGTATCGGTCGCGGTCCTTGCGCTCGGAAATGCAGTGGATGACCTCATGGTCCTCGTTGCGCTCCTTGAGCGGGTAGCCGAGACACTGCGCCACTTCGTGCGGCAGGTTCTTCTCCCCGAAGTCATCGGCCATCTGGCGGGCAGAATACTTTTTGACCCGGAACACGGTGTCCACATCCCCGAGGTGGTTTTCGAGGATGGAATACTCCGAGATCTGCATGGACTCGAAGTGCAGGCCGTAGCGGACGTTCTCGCGGACAAACAGCCCCGAGGTTCCGTAGATGCCGTCCTGCATGTAAACATCGTGGACCTGGCTGTAGAAGTTGGTCCCGGCCAGCACCTCGGACGCGATGTCGGAACATTCGGAATACCAGCTTTTCGCGGCGTCATCGCCCCGCAGGAATCGCGGTGCAGTGTAGGCAAACCACTTCGTTTCCGCCGGAGTGATCCACGACATGCACCCGGCGGCGTAGGTCATCGCAGCCTGCCGAAGGGTCGAGTCAAAAATCTGCGCCTGACCAGCCAGGGACGGCGACCAGCCTACGGTCGCGGTGTCCATGCCGATCTGCCGGTTGAGCGGATCACCGTAGGCTCCGACATCGCGCCAGATCGAACACATCGCCAGGCGCACCGATTCGGCGGCCTTGTAGCGTTGCAAGATTTGGGCGGCATCGGTCATCCCAGCTTGCTCGGGGAACCTCCGAGGCCACTGCCCATGGGACGGGCGAAACCGTAACCACCACCACCACCGGCACCTGCTCCTCCTCGACGGCGGCGCATGGCCTCCTCGTCCTCGATGAAGTCGGTGCGGACATCTTGATTGTCCTTCATCGCCGCAAGCGCCTCGGCGGATCGCCGCTCGACCTCGCTCATGCGCTGGTTCTGCTGCGCCTGGAACCGCCGGTCAGCGGCTGCTGCCTGTTGCGCAATCCTTTGCGCCTGTCGGTTGGCCGCCGCCTGCTGTCGGATGGACTGCTGCGACAAAAGGTTGGCCTTCGCCTGCTGTTTCGCGAGTTTCTGTTTTCCGCCCATAAAGAACTCGGCTTTGCGTCAAAGGTCTGACGCGCAAGCGGTTTTTTCGGACATAGGAAAAAAACGGCAGGTCGAACGGGACAAACTGATGGAACTGGGTCAGGTCACCGGCGGCCAAATAGCAGTGCCATGTGTCGCACTCGGACTCCTCGAATTCATGCCATGGGTCATCGAAAAGGAAGGTGTCGGCGCGGGAATCGACTGGCCGGAAAAGCAGGAAGACCTCGGGCGTTGCAATGACATACCCGCAATGCAGATGCGCTAGCAGCGCCTCGCTGAACGGTTCGCACTCGGGTTGTCGGGAATGCCAATCAGCAGCTCGAAGGACTGGAGTCATGACAGGATCTGGACGTTTTTCCGCACCGGGCGCTCCTCACCCCGGAACCCGTCTACGACCGTCGCCTTCTTGAAGCGGACGGCGGACCCGCGAACCAAGTCTCGACTGAGCGCCTCCGCGTAGGTGCGGACGGAATCCGCAAAGTGACTGCACAGGTCATGCACCGGGACCGAGCGCAGAATGCCGGTGGATTGGTCGAGCTTTTTCCTGTATCCCTCGAGACGCCCCACCAGGCTCGGGAGCTTCGCGCCGGTCTCGGAGTAGATGGGCTCGTCCATCCTTGCGTGGAACCAGCAGTTTGGCAGGATGCGGCGGACCTCCTCGATGCCGACCCAGAGGTCGGGAATGCGCGGGACGACGACAATGCTCTTCCTCGGGATCCCGGCCTCGACCAATTGCTGGAGGTAGGTCTTGCCACTCCCCTTGTCGGTGATCTCGCAATCGTGCGGGAGGAAATGCGCGAGAATCTCGCCATGCGTCCGCTCCCATGACCGAATGACCTCGGCCACACCCCCGGCTCCGGCGCCCTCGCCCACGGCTCCGTCGAGGAAGTTGTGGGCCTTCCCGGCGGGCTGGATCAGGCAGCCTGCCATGTTGTCGGAGGATCCGAGATCCCATGCGGTGAACATGGGATATCCCTTTTCGGGAGAAAAGATGCCGACCTGCTTCTCTGCGCGGATCCGCTTCATCTCCGGGTAGATCTGGCCCGGCACGACCTGGCGATCCACCTCCTCGATGACGCTCGGGAACTGTTGCCACATTTCCTCCCCTTGCTCCGACTTCCGGCGCTCGTAGAACGCCTGGCGGTCGAGCGGAATCTCGATGCCGTAGCGTTCGCGAAGCCCCGCAAAATACTCGACGGTTTCGGCCCGCGCGGGCTTGACGCCGGGGAGGACGTAGGACGGATGCCCCCACCATGGGAAAAAGTGCAGCTTCCAATCCAGAGCAGTGAGGTGGGCGAGCTTTGCGGCCTCCAGTGAGAGCTGGAAGATGGCATAGCACTCACCCCACTGCCCTCCTTCCATCGTGGTTTCGATGTCGATGATCCCGCCCGGAGGCAGGGAGTTGAACGCGCCCCGCTTGATCCCGGTCGCCTTCGCCGGAAACTTCGCGGAGATCGGCCCAAACTCGGAAATGTGGAGCCGCTGCGGCGTCCGGCCCGTGAACGCCACGCCCGCGGTGATCTTGCTGCCATTGGCCCACGCCATCTCCCCACCCGCATCCTTCTCCAGCGGGTTGGCCTTGCGAATCCACCGCCAGAGCGCACCAATGGCAGGATCGGGATGAAGGTGTCCGTTCTCCCATGCAAACCTGGCCATGGCGAGCTTGGCAAAGGCATCGTCCTTGGTGAGGTCGATGATCCCGGCGGCGAGGTTCGCGTTGAACAAACAATCGTCCAGGTTCGCCAACACGATGGCGGTGGACATACCGAGCTTTCTCGCCTTGGGGATGAAGTTCCGGTTGTGCCGCTCGCGCATGAACTGCTCCTGCTCGCCTCGCATTCGGAACGGAATCGTCTTCCCGTCCTCGTCGAGGATGAGATAGAGATTCGCCATTCGCCATGCTTTCGATGCCAGAAGGGCGCGGAGCTGGTCGAGGTCGGTCATTGGTCAATTTGTTTGTGGACGAATCCGATTCGGCCACAAATTTTTGTGGCTATCGCGTGTTCTGCCCAAGAAACATATCGCCCTGGGCTGTGGCGGCGCGGATTCGTTCCACCGCGCTTTTGAAGTATTCGGGGTCTTGCTCGATGCCGATGAAGCGGCGTCCCATTTGCACGCAGGCGATTGCCGTCGTGCCGCTTCCCATGAACGGGTCGATGACAATTTCATTCTCCATCGTGTGCCGTTGGATGACCTTCTTCATCATATTGAGAGGTTTCGGGCATGTGTGGATTCCTTCGGCCTTCATTCGCACGCTTTCAGACAGCTCCGCGCTTCCTCCGCTGATTGGCAGCACATCGCTTTTCGTGATTCCGTTCACGTTCCCGAATCCTGCCACATCCGGCCCATAGCACAGCAGCGGCGTCCATTGGTTGTATCCCCGCTTCCCGAATGTTCCCGTGGTGTTCCATGTCACGCATCCAACCCACTCAGGTTGCGGATATAACCCTATTTGAGTTGGCCCAGGCATCACCACGGCACGACCAGCGGCGGCGAGGATGAGCGGCATCACTTCATCCAGCAGGGTTGCGAGATTCTCGCGGGTGTCGTCGTAGCTTCGATACGGATATTCGAGGCCGTAGGGCGGATCAGTCACCACGATGTCACCCATAATTTGCGGCAGGATTTCCCGACAATCACCGTTGTAGAGCGTGACCCCACAAGGCAGAACAAGGCGCTGCATGGAACGCCGAGGAGCGTCTATCGTGGATTCGGGCGGTAATAGGTCGGCGTCCATGAGCTTATGCGTTCGGCTTAATGAAAATTAACCAGTCGCCCCGCTGCATCATTCTCAAATCATCCCCGAAATGCTTCCCGAGACCGTCAACAACTTTACTCAGTGCCGTCACGCCCAACGGAAGCAGCACCCTCGCAACCTCGCCGTCCGGCAGACTTCCCGCCCGGAGCCCGGCCTCGTATCCGATGCGATGACCTTCCGCGAACTCGTAGTCTTGCGGGTTCATTGGTTCAGTGTTGTTGATTTCAGTCATGCTCTCAAAACGGTCCCTTCCTGTCCTTGTCGATCTCCCACATGGACAGGAAACCATTCCACCCGGTGACCGGAAGGCTCTCGATCTTGATGACCGGTCTCCCGTGATCGTCCTCCAGAACGATTCCGCAGTGAACGCGGCGTTTCTTTTTCTCACCCGTCTCCTTGTCGATGTATTCGCCAATCGTGGCGGTCAGGTCATGTGTCTTTTTCATCTTTGTTTTTCAATCCAACCAGTGAACGGATCAAATCGACCGCCGAGGACTCAGCCGAAACCTCGACCTTCTCGGCACCATAGAAACCTTCCATTCGGCACACCTCCTTCGCTGCGGAAATGCGATCCCTCGCGGCCTCAACCGGGGAGGTGGCGATTTCGTGGAACAGTTGCAGCATATCCGCCCGCTTCACCTCGAAGACTTTCTCGGCCTCCTTCGAGAGTTTCGCTAGCTCGGCCTTGATGTAAGCGTTCGTAAGCAGACGGCACCCATTCGCCTTGGCAACATCGGGCTTCTTCACCCCATAGACTTCCGCATACGCCTCGGACGCATTGCCGCTCAGATGGTAGAGCTTCACGAACTTGAGTTGTCGAGGGTTGAGCATGGCGTCACATAGCGTAAAACCGACAAACGTCCTCGCGCAAGCGATTCACAATCGGCTTGGCCCCGGTGGCGCTCATCATCGACTCCAGCTCGCCCCCTCTCGCGTTGACCGTCACGAACATGGGCCTCATCGCCCTCCGGCGTTCTTCGATCACATGGAATAAATCGGCCTCAACCCGGTCGGTCAGCTTCATCTTGTCGAGGTCGTCAAGGACCAGCACATCACACCGAATGCTCCGGTCGATCATCCGGCGGCGCTCCGAGCCCTCCGGTGATCCCGCGGCATAGGCAAAGCCCGTTCCGGTCAGGAGGCTCACCGTGCGCCCCTGTTCGTGCTGACGGCGGGCGAGTTCGTGAATGACGAACGTCTTACCGGCTCTGGACTCACCGATCAACCCGACACCCCGAGGTGACCATTGCCACTCCAGCACCGTTCTCGCGGCGGCCTTGGACGAATCCGGGAGTCGGTCGAACTCGAAGCCCTGGTAGGCGAGCGGACAAAAATCGGCCCAGAGCATGGCCGTGACCCGCTTCGGCTCGATGAGGGCCGCCTCCTTCACCGCCTGACACGCTTCGCAAAAATGCTCCGCGACAGTGACGCTGCGACCAAGCAGCGTGAACGTGGCCGAGGCCGAGTCGAACAGGTCGCCGCACTGGCGACAGGATGCGGGGCGGGTGATCATGTCAAAACTCCCTCCCCCCCGCCGTGACCGCCCTCGCGTCCTCATCCTCCCAGCCCGCCCGGTCGATCCAGGTCGCCGGATGCGGGATGAACTGGCCGCCGTCCTTCAGCCACTCCCTCGAACGGACCTGCCAGGCTAACGTCGCCAGCACCCGGTCGATGGGCGGCCTCGCCCCGCACCAAGATTTGATCGCGTCGTTCTTCGCCACCTTCTTCGGGTAGGCTTCCCAGAATTCGACAAAGCCATGCATGGGAGACACCCCGTCACCCACGGGTGACGAAGAGACTTGTTCCCTTCCTTTCCCTTCCTTGTTCCCTTCCTTTCCCTTCCTTTCCGCTTTCCCGGCGTGGGGCACGCGTGGTTCACGCGTGGGGCACGCGTCAAGATCGTTGCACTGCAAGGGATCCGGCAGTTCAGACTCCCGCTCGCGGTTGTTGATGACCTGATGCGTCAAAAACGTCGGAATGACCCCAAAAACACCCGTGAGTGACGCGTATTTTTGAATGAATCCACGCGTGGTCAACGCGTCGAGCACGCGTGAAAAGTCGATTTCGTCGTATGGACAGATCTGGACTCCGAGCCGTCGAGGCTCCCACTTGAACCGACCCTCCCGGTCAGCGGCACACCACAAACCGACGAACGAAAGCCGGATCGGAAGCCCCGTTTCGCGCTCCAGATCGAAGAGTTCCTCATGCGTGAAAAACTCCGGTTTGATCGTACGAATTCTCATCATTTTTTCTCCTCTTTCCCCCTCGTAAAATGCACGAACCGATAATAAAGCCGCCCTCCGATCCGCCTCGACCGGAGCCGAAACGTCTCCCTCCTCGCCACCTGTCTGGTCATCGCGGCCTCAAGGACGTGGTGAATCCGGGCGCTCGGCGGAGCGTCCACGGCCACCCGGATCTCCTCGACAGTGCGCTCGATGCCGTCAGCGAGAAGGTCGAGAATGGCGTCTCGGTAAGGGCTGATCATGCGGAGTTGGTGTTCGACTAAAGGCGGGAATTTCTCTCCGAGATGATCGCCAGATCGATGATGCCCTCAAGGTGTCGGGACTGGCTATAGTTTCCGAGCTTTTCAATCGCCGCCTCCGCAATCCACCTGATTGCGACATTTGCTTTCCCGACCACCTCAATGTCTGGAGCCTCAACGACGAGTTCGGCGAATTTCCGCCAGTCTTTTGAAATTACCGCACCGGAGATTCTCGCGATCATTTCGGCGTCGTCCTCGTTGATTTCGCCTGGAAGGAAAGAATTTGGGGTATCACTCATGACCCCTCCCTTCCTCAAACCGCTCCCATTCCGCCATGACGCGCATGGCATTCAGCTCCCCGCTTAGTTCCGCCACCTGGGCCTCGGCGGCCCTCAGGCGGCGCTCCTGCGCTATGTGTTGCGCCCACCCGAAGGCGAGCCCGATGGTGAGGCCAATGGCCATGGACGCGATGGTCCCGTAAACTTCTCTCATGTCAGGTAATCGGTGATAATTTTAATTGCTTCGTCTTTTCCGTAGGCGACCTGCGCCGAATATCCCCTCGACCGCATCGCGGCGATCCACTCGCACTGGAGATCGGACAAGCCGCCCTTGCCGCCTCGAACCGGGCGACTGCCCTCGGCCTTCATTTCAAGGAACAGGCCATGGAACCCCTTTCGGGCGACCGGAAGAAAGATGTCAGGCACCCCAGGCTTCACGCCCTCGGCCTTCATCTTTCGAGCGACCAGAAGGTTCCGGTGGCCGCCGTTTGGAATCGCGAACATCCACTGAAGGTCCGGGAACTCCAAACGGCTCCACTGCGCCCACACAAAGAGCGCAGCCTGCTCGTCGTGTTCAAGGCGGTATGTTTTCATCGCTTGATCCGCACCGCCATTGCCAGCGCCTCCTTGGTTGGCAGGTGGTCGATGCTCGGCTCGATCCCCTTTTGCGCCGGAATGAGTCTGCCCGGAATGACTATCCTTGGAGTCGCTTTGCGCAAAGCGCCGCGCACCATGCGCTCGGGCCTCGCCTTCTGAATCCTTGGGTAGCTCATGCGCTCGGGCTGAGGTGGCACTCCGCATTGAAGGTCAAGCTTTCCACCGAGCTTCACATATCGGTCCAAACGCCGTTGCAGTTGAGACCGTTGCGCCTCGGACAAGTCGAAGTTTTCGATGCTGTCCTCGGGAAGAAGGTCGCGAACCGCGCGGAGGTTGAGCCGAATGACTCGCGCTCCGTTCAGCTTTTGCAGGTGATATATCGACTTGTCGCTCATGCCCACTTCGGGATGCTGATGACGCGGATCTCGTCATCGAACGGATTGGGGAAATTCCCGGTCTTGTGGCTGTGGCACCACTTCTCCAGAGCGGTCAGATACCACTCCCGGCCCTTCGCAATGCTGTCGGCATCCAGCTCGACCACGGCAATTTCGTAGGGGGATTCCGACTCCTGGAAGATGAAACCCCACCGGGTCCGGTTCTCGCCGCTCGCGGCGTTGAACATGTCGAGATACCACGCCGCCTGGGCATGATACCCGAATTCCGCGATGGTCGCCGGGAGCTTCGAGATCGACTGCGTGGTCTTGAGATCGACCAGCCAATCCCCGAAAGCCCCGGCGGCGTCCGGCACAATGTCGATCCGGCACTTGCCACTGAACCGCTCGCCGGTCTTGTCCTCGATGCCCTCGACCAAGGCCGAAACCTGCGCCGCGGCGCCGTCGAGGATCGCTCCAGCAAAGTGATGGGAGCGGATCAGTTCCGCCGCCTTCTTGGCCTCAGCCACCTGGGCCAAGGTGACGATGGGGACGGTCTGCGAATCCCGCCACGACTGCGCTTCCTTGGTCCGAAAGTCGGGAAAGGAGGACACCGCGAAGCATTGGGAAAGTTCCTGCGGCTGCAACAGGCAGCAATCGACCAAGCTTCCCCAGTTCATGCTGGCGGTCGGAGCCATGGGCTCGTCTTTCGTCAGGAGCCACTTGTGCGGGTTCTTGGCGAACTTCCACAGGGTGGACTTCGAGACGGCAGGGAACGCGTGGTAAGCGGCCTCGGGGACGTTGAGGTTGATGCCCTCGATCATGCGATCACCTCCTGCGCCCTGAGTTGCCCCGCGACCTCCTCGACCGTGGACCAATCGCTGGCCACCTTCTCAAGCGTGGCCGGGTCCATCTTGCTGAACGGCGTCTTGCCGTCGCCGATTCCAAGTGTAGCGAGCGCACCGAGCGCCTCGCTCACCTTGAGGCCGGACTTGGTCAGCTTGGCCTTGATGACTTCGAGCGGATCGGGAGCTTTCTCCTCGACCACCTCGACCGAGGCGACCACAGGAACGGGCTCCGCCTTGGCTCGCGCAAACGGCGTCTTCGGCGTGATGTCGCGGACCTCCCGACCCATCCCACCCGTGTCGATGACCTCCTCGGTCGTCGGCAGGCCCAGCGAGATTTCGGGAGCCGTGACGCGGATCATGAATGCAGCGGCCCGGTAGGAGCGCATCAGCTCCGGCATCGTCTGCCACTTCGACCCGTTCTTGGAGAGCCAGCCCTCGGCCTTGGCCATGTTCATCGAAACCCACGGCCCGAGGATCTCGCGACCGGTGGCCAACTCGGTGGCACACGCACGGGTTCGACCACCGTCCTGGTCGTCGTGTTCGTAGCGGATGGCCGAGAATCGACCGCACGAATTGAAGCACCCGATGAGGAACTTCGAGGAGAAGCCGGGCTTGCCGTGGATGATGTCCACGTTCTGCATGACGAGAAACGGGTCGGCCTTCATTCGGTCGGCCAGTTGGATGGCGATGAAGCAGTTGCCGAGGTTCCCTTGGAATGCCTTCGGGACAATGTCCGCATTGGCGAACAGCTCTGCGGTTTGGCGCATGATGGCGAAACCGCCTTGGTTTTGGATGGTAAGTTCGTTCATTTTGTTCTGTGCGCGTTTCCGTCGCGCCCCGGTTGTTTGCGACACCGTCAGGACTCAAGGAATTCCACTTGAGGCTTTTCGCCGCGAAGGTCTTGGTATTTCATTTGCAACGCTGCGGATTGAAGGATTTTCCCCGCCGCAGAAACCTTGGCGCGAACCTCGCGAAGGTCCGCGTCGCCATTGACCAAGTCGTTAAAGACGTTAATGAGTTCTCCGCGCAACTCCTCGTTGCTCGTAATTTTCGATTTTTTCATGGTTTTGTTTCTCTTTTGGTTTTGTAGTTCGCCATCAATCCGATGGCAAAAATCAGTCTTGCGATTGCCAAGATTTCAACAGTCGCGTCTTTTGCTAAAATGTTAAACCGGACAAGGACGGCAGAAGGGCTTAACTCGGCGGCTTCTTGAAGAAACGAAATGGCGGCGATCTGTGCCGTTTTCATTTTTCTCCTCGTTTTGTATTCGCGATACAAAAACCGACCTTGCGGGATTTGCTCAAAGTCGGAAATTATTTTCAGCATGATCCCAGGAAAAACCCGATAACTCCCGTCGCTGAAGAAAAATTCCCCTTTGGAATATTCAATTTTCCAAACATTCCAATCGGAAAGCTTGAGAAACCAACCGTGAGCGAGTGCCGCGAAACCCGCTCGGCGATTATCGGAAAAACGCCACCGGTTTCCGTCGAGGTAGACTTGCTGCCCCATGAATTTCTTCGAGATATGAACAAGCTTTCCTTCACTGAACGCCCATGCCAAAATCGCCCTCCTCACATCGCGGTCTTCGCAAAAATACTTGACCTCGGAATGAAAAGCCTCGGCAAGACCAAGAACAACCTCGGTAGAAAGGTCTCGTCGAATTTGTTCTGTGACGGTCATTTAAATCCGTTCGTTGATGCGGGCGATCACCCGCTTACGGTCTTCCTCTCCCACCGCCGAAAGCGGCAGGATGTCGCCGGACTCCATGTCGAGGACTGAGACGACCTCAGCCCGCTCGACCTCGACCCAGACATACCGGTCTTCGTAGTCCCCGTTGAGCAGGTAGAGTTCGACAGCCCCATCGGAAAGTGCCTCGCTCATGCCCTGCTCCTTTCCCTCGCACGCTCGATGTCGCGCTTGGCCCAGAAGTTCATGCCGGAATCGACGCTCGGGCGGATCCCGGCCTCCTTGGCCCAGGCGCGGAAAGCCTTCCGGCTCTTGTATCCCGCCCAACGCGCAGCCTCGTTGTCGCCTCGCAGCCACGGCGAGGTTGACACCGTGACAGCCGCCTCGATGCGGTCGAGGCGCTCGATGATTTCCGAGTCACTCATCGTGGCCTCCGATCAGTTCACCGATGAGGCTGCCCGTTTTGGGCCACGCGACCACATGGGTCTCGGGCTCAAGGGTGAACTTCATCGCTTTGTAGTTGACGATCCGGGAGCATGGCTTGCTGGCAATGTGCCTCGCGAACTCCATGCACTTTGAGCGGGTCGGGAAATGACCGACGCCCAGGAAGGATTCGCCGTCGTTGGTGAGGTAGCGCGGAACCCAGATGGTCATGCGGCACCTCCCACTTCAAGGATTGCGTCCCACGGCACGAACGAGGACACCCGCTTGCGGCCCACCACCCGCACCCCCTCGCCAGAGACGAGAACGATGCGACCGGATCGCGTTCTCAGGGTCTTGTGAGAGCGAAACTTGATCCGCGTGCCGATAGCGTGCCGCACGGGCATGTCGAGGATGAGGGAGGCGTTAGGGTTCATTGGGCCTCCTCGGGTTGGGGTTCGCGGTCGCTTTCCAGCTCGTCAGACACGACCAGTTCCAGCGCGTCGAGGAACAGCTTCGTCGCTTGCGCCCGACGACTGCGGCGCTCCCGACGTGCCAGCTCGTCGAGCCGCTCGCCGTGGTGATCGTCGATTTCAAAGTTCAGGATCATTGATTGTTAATGTTGAGTGATTGTTTCAAAGCGCGGTATTAAACACCGGGTGTTAAACACCGCAACAGAAAAATTGCTATTCTTGAAAAAAATGTTAAACACCCTTGGATGCCAGCGCAGAGGAAAGAGGGCAAGCGCCTGTGGGGAGGCTACTTAGAACCGGACGACTTCGACCGGCTCGATGCCGATGCGAAGCGCAGAGGCTTCGCGACCAGGACCGACTTTCTGGCCTGGTTCGCAAAGAACTGCCAGGGTCTGGTCACCCGAGGGACCAAGTCAGGGAACAGCGAAGAGAAGTGATCGCCATGCGTAAAAATACTGAACGCGTGAACAGCGTCAAGAGCGATCTGTGAGGAGCCGGAAAACGGCAGTGCCAATGGCCTCAAAAAACCGAACCGCCACCGAACCGCCACTTCTCAAAAAAAAGAGCCCGGAACCCTTGCGGTTGCTCAATCTGCACACAGGTTCGACTCCCCTCACCTCCACTTTTTCGGACCCCGAAACCACGGTAGAATAAGGGTTCCAGCTTCTCAGGTTGTGCAAAATAGGGTATTCTTGTGCCACTGAACCGCCACTGAACCGCCACCGAACTGCCACTCTGGGGAACAAGAATGCCCGCAAATCCACAACGAACGAGAGCCGGAACCGTCCCCATCGTTTACCTCCCCGACCGGGACCGGTGGCAGTTGACCACCCACTCAAACGGCAAGCGGAAACGGACCTTCTACGAAACTGAGAAGGACGCCCTCACTGCCTGGTCGAAGCACTGCCACCGGGTGAAACGATTCGGCTCCGGGTCCGGCGACTACTCCCCCGAGGATCACGCGGAGTTCCGGGAGGCGAAGCGGATCACCGGCGGCGAAGACCTTCGTCAGGTGGCCGCATTTTGGCGAGCGCACCACCCGGAGGGTCAGGACAGCGCCACCCTTCCCGAGGCCGCCAGCGCGTTTCTGGAGGCTCAGAAAGGGAAGGGGCTGTCGGTTCGCCACATGGCCGCCCTCACTCAGCACGTTGAGACCTTCGCTTCCTGCTTCGCCTCCCGCGAGGTGGCCGCCATCTCAGGCAATGACCTCCTCGATTGGCTCCGCGAACTCCGCTTCGAGCCGAGGACGGTGCGGAACTACGCCGGGAGCCTTCGGGCTTTCTTCAACTGGTGCAAGCGAAGGAACCTGATCACCGTCTCGCCGGGCGATGCGATCCATGAGGCAGACCTTCCCGCCGCGAGACCGAAGGCCAAGGGTGTCTTGTCGGTGGACCAGTGCGCGGCCATGATGCTCTACCTCGAAATGGAGCGCCCGAAGTACATCCCCTGGCACGCGCTCCAGCTCTTCGCCGGGATCCGGCGGGCGGAGGTGGGCAGACTCCGATGGGAGTGGATCGACCTCGACGCCAAGACAATCACCCTGCCGGGCTGGTCCGAGGGAAAGCGGGTTGTGAAAACGGGCGACGATTGGGCGCTGCATGACCTACCCGCGAGCCTCTGGCAATGGCTTCAAGCGTACCCCGGAACCGGAAAGATCCGCGTCCCCGGCAATGTCACAGTCGAGGCGATGCGTCAAAAAGACTTCCCCAAGCTCGGGATCCCGGAATGGCCCCAGAACGCGATGCGCCACACCTTCTGCACCATGCTCATGTCCCTGCATGGTGACGCGGCGAAAGTCGCCAACTGGTCCCGGCACACCAACGCGGCCCAACTTTACCGGAGCTACGTTGCCAAGCTCGTCAGTCGGGATGAGGCGGGGAGGTTTTGCAGGATCGCTCCCGCTATATCTCCTCGGCCTCAAACAGCACCCTGATCGCCTCGACGAGGTTCCCGGCGTTATGCTCCTCGGGCGTGACCCACTCCTCCCCGTCGTAGCCGTCCTGGTCCGCTCCCCGGTAGCCGAGCCCTTGAAGATGCAGCGGGAGTTCGTTCACGTTCCAAGGGCAATGTGCGGAGCTGCTCCGCACTGTTCGTACCTGATCTGCACATTCTGAAATTTCGACCGTCTCCGGCGGCGGCGACTTTGCTTTCCGCTCGCACCAGACGCACACCCTGCCGAGGGAGGGAATGCACATACAAATGTCGTCGGGCAGTGGGATCGCCCTTCTCATGGGTCGTAAAGGCTGAGACCGACCACCATGGAAAGCAAATAGACTGCACCAAGCGTTCCAAAAATGACCTCGGGAATCATGCCTTTTCCTCCTCGTTCATCTTTCGCCCGATCATCATCGACCGGTCCCAGCGGTTGACGAGCCCCTTCCAGAGGTTGGTCCGCACGCCGACCTTCTCCCGCTCGTAGAGTTCCCGCATCTGCCGCAGGGTCGTGAGCAGGCGATTCGGCCCCTTTCCATCTGCGGCCTCCAGAGCCGCCCTGGTTCGCGGCCCCCACTGGGAGTCGATGAGGACGTGGATGCCAACCCGACGCAGTGCCTGCTGCACAATCCACGCCGATCCACCTGGCCCACGGTTGAAGGTCGTGTCGAGGACGTAGAACCGGACTCCGGGAGACAGGTCGATCCGGTCGAGGCCGGTCCCCTTCAGAGTCCACTCCTCGATGTATTCGGCGCAGAGCGCCTCGCGCTCCTCGGGCGGGGCGGCCTTGATGCGTTCCAACGCCTCCGGGTGGTATCGCTCGTTGATGCCTGCGATCTCGAAGCGTCCACCGCCGTCGTTTGCGGGCAGTTCGTAGAGGATCGGGTGCCCGTTGTTGTCTCGGCGGGCTTCGAGGTTGACGATGGCCAATCCGGCTGTCATTCGCGGCGGCGCTTTTTGTCGAAGATCGACCAGAGGATCCCGCCGAGGCCGAGAATGGAGCCGACGAGAACTTCCTGCTCATTGGCGGCGATGGCCCCCTTCGAGGCGAGAGCCCCGGCGACAAGGGTGAGAACGTGACGAACCAGACCGAAGACAATGGGTGCTTGCATGGAGGCATGGCTTTGCGTCAAAGCCGGAGCCGTCAAGCGTAACTTTTTGGCGAAACCTTACGCTTCGAGAGCGTCGAGGCGGGCGTCGAGCACGACATCAGCGTCGAGGTAGTCCCTCTCGATTTCTTGAAGGATCAGCACGATTCGGTCGAGCCCGGACTCCAGCGCCTCGGCGGAGAGCCGCGAGCCCTGGACCAGGTTGACCGTCTGGGTGCGGGGAGTGACCCGCTTGAACCTGATCTTGGAGCTTGTCGCCACGGCGGCGGCTGTCGTGGCCGATCCCCCGGTGATCCTGCCGTTGCCGTCCACCGTGGCAGTGAACGTGAACTGGTTGCTGTTGAGGGTCGTCGTCGCGCCCGCGTTGGTTGTGACGGTGACGACCAGGTGAGCTGCGTCGGCCAGAGGGAAGTTTGGGAGCTGGTAGGCGGTGACCGTCGAGTTGTTTCCGTCGAACGTAAGGGAGCTGGTGGTTTGGTTGATCATGGGGTGTTGGGAATGAAGTTTCGGATGAGGGATTCCGCATCGCGGAGGACGTGAGAGAAGGAGGCGAGACCGGCGACGGTGTCGTTGAACAGTCCGCCCGCCATGAGCATGGTTTCGAGGTCGCGGAGCGGTTGCTCAAAGTCTCCCTCCAGCACCATGCCAAAGTTTTCCGGCGCTCTCACGATGGCTGCGGGAGCCTTGACGGGAGCGTCGAGGATGGAGCCGCTGGGTTTCCATTCCCCGGCGGCGGCGAAGATTGCGTCCTGCGCGATTTCCCCGAAGCCGGGGAACCCGTAGAGCGGTTCCGACGCCACGCTGAGAAGGATGCGGCGCATACCCCACTCGTCCTCGCCCTCCTCGTCGTCGCGAAGATCGCGCCACGCCGTTCGGATCAGCGCCGAAAGGACGCCGTTGAAGACGATGACGTAGAGGAGCGCCCTGGCCAAGTCGCCGGAGGGCCGCTTGCCGCCCGTGTACGCGACGAGGGCCATGTTCTTCCGAGCCTCGGACGCGAACGCCCAGGCGACCCGGCCCAGTGGATTGGTCGCGGTGGCCTCGAACAGGCTCCGCGTCCCCTGCCGCGTGGGCTGCGCGATTTCATCCACGATTCGCTCGGCCTCGTTGCGGGCGATCTCGGCGGCGGTCACGGGATCGACCCCGGCCTTGGTGGCCTTGGTCAACTGGTAGTCGAAGACCATGGCATAGGTTCCGGCGGTGAAGAGGGCGTCGGTCCCGGAAAGGAGTCGGCCCACGCGCTGCGCGGCGTGCTTGATCATGTTGGGCTTCCCGGCCCTGAGACCCTCCATCGCCACTTGCACCGAGGCTGGCATCTGGGCCAGACGGCGTTGAATGTAGGGAGAGTTGAGAGCCTCGCCCCACCCGAGGTTCCCGGTGAGGAGCTTGGAGAGTCGGACGATGTAATCGCGGACAGGCATCTTGGCCGCCGCCGCCCCGAGCTGCGTCGTCTGAATTGCGAGCGTGCCGAGGCGACCGACAAGCTGTACCGCAGAGGCGCGACCCATGGCCGCTCCCAGCGCCTTCGTCAGGGCCAGGTGGGAGCCCGCATCGCGAACGCCACCCTGTGCAAACAAGTCGAGCCACGAACGCAACACCTTGGCCGCCTCCTGTCCGCTTGCCGCCTCGATGGCGTTGCCAACCTCCCGGTTGCCGAGGATCGCCTGCGCGTCACGGGAGAACACGGCGTAGGCTTTCCAATGGGCGAGCTGCTTCTTGTGGCCGACAAAGACCTCGACGGCATTGCGGAAGTCCGGCTCGGCCACGACCTGCGCCCGCGTGCGGAGGCTGCCCGGCGTCATGCTTCCGTTGCTCATGGTCGAGCCGGTCACCGGGTCGGTCGTTTGCCCGCCGGGAGCCTGCTGCGGCTTGACGGTGAGCGGGGAGTATTTGTCGTTTCGCGGGAGATTGATCCCGTTGAGTTCGCGGAAGATGGGGTTGAGGGTCTCGTATTCCCCCGCGTATTGATCGGTGAGGTAGTCCATCACCGCCAGCGCCTCGGTCGAGAGGTTCTTTTCGATCTCAGCGATGAAGGTTTCGTCGTAGGACCAGGCCGAAACGATCTTCCCGTTTTCATCACGCTTGCCCCGCATGTGCCGCTTCCCGTCCTCCTGCCGCCACATCAGCAGGGCGGTGACGCCTTCAAGTTCGGACATCTTGCCGCCTGCCTTGGTCTCGAAGGAGGGCTGTGACAGCTTCCACTGGAGCTTCTCCCCGCCGAGACGGGAGCCCCCGAGTTCGCGGAACAGTTCGTCAAGCCCGTCGAGGACGGCCTGCACTTCGTCGAGCTTCTTGGCCTCGGCCTCGCGTTGTGCGTCGGAGAACCAAAGGGTCCACTTCGATTCGGCTCCCATGGCGAACCCGGCGACCTGCTCGAAGTTGAAGAGCGAGAGGAACCACTCCTTCCACTGGCCGGACAAACCGGCATCCTGCTGGGCCTTCACGACCCGCTCGGGGCGGCTCCCGAGTTTTCCGGTCCCGGCGATGATTTCCGCACGGACCTCCGCCCGCCGTTCGCGCTCTTGGGCGATGCGCTCCTTCTCGGCCAGGTAGCCAACACGCCAGACTTCCTCCCCCGCATCGACTGCGGCGGTTCGCCGGGCTGCGTCCGCGTTCTTCCAATCCGAGAAGAGCCGGACTAGGTTGGCCTCGATCTTGGCGTGAGCCTCGGCCTCGGCGCTGAGTTCACCCTTCCCGATCCGGTCTTCGAGCATGGTTGCCCACGCCTCCGCCTGGTCGCCGTCCCACAGGAGCGCCTCCTTGAGCCGGTCGAAGAGGTCGTGGATGTCAGCGCCCGCCTTGCCTTTCGGTTTCTTCCCGGCGGCATCTCGAACCGGCTCGGCTTGCTTGAAGAGTTTCTTCCGCCGGGTCTCCGCTTCCTTCCGGAGCCACTTCTCGACCTCGATGTCGATCTTTTTCACCCGCGCCTCGATCTCATCGAGCATGGCATCGGGATCGGTGAGCTTCGCGATGGCGACAAACCCGCCGATCTTCCCGCGAACCTCGGCAGGGAGCGCACGCAGGATCGCGTCGAGGGTCCGGAGGTGACCGATCATGACCTCCTTCGGTGCCTTCTTCTTCTCGCGCACCTTCTGCGCCTTCCACTTCTCAGCCAGGGACTGAGCCTCCGACCGTGCCGCCTGACGATCCACCGGAGGAAGTGCCTCCTGCTCCTCGGGTGAGTTCGCGTTGAATGTCTCGCGGAGGAGACGGTCATACTCGAATGCCTCGATGCTCCGCGCCTCACGGTCGATGCTCGCGATGCTCCGCTTCGACTGGAGGATGTAGGGAAGCACCTCGCGCAGCACCTTCGCTCCACGCTCGCGGGCCATTTCGCCAAGCTTCGGGCGCAGTTCCGGCGAGCGGACGAAGGGCGAGAACATGCTCGCGAACCGGGTGTCGATGTCCCCGGTGGTGCGGACTACGGAGAAACTCCCTCCTGCTCCACGATCTCCGCGCGACCCGTCTTGTCGAACTCCAGATCGAACACTTCCTGCGGCGTCAGTGCCTTGCCCAGAAGTGCCTCCCATGCCGCCTTCGAGTCGCGAATCACCGGAAGCCACTCTGGCCCATTCGGGGGGAGTGATTCCCAGTCCAATGATTTGAGATCTTGCAGAGTCAGCATCGCTTGCAGTTTGCCAGATTTTAGTGATTTGAGCAATGAAATTCTTGTCCCGCTTCCTGATGTCAGTGAAGAGACCTCTGATCGCTTCCCAGGTGATGGACTGCATCTGTCTGGGCATGACACCCCTCTCTGCTGCCGCTTCTCGGAGAGCTTCGTGGAAAAGCCAGTAGAGACCGGAATTCCCGCCACCGGCAACACCCGCCCCGCCGAAGTTCAACCCGACCAAGTAGCCCTTGTTCCCCATCGGATAAAGGACCGCAGCATTCACGGCATGGGTGTCCACCGTTGCGTCTCCGTAGGGGGATGTCGGCGAAACGATGTTGTTGTAGAAGTTGCGGATCTTGTGTTCCGTCCCAAGGACGCGGGAGATGTTTTCGAGGCTTCCGTCCTCGAAGATGGAGATCGCTTTTTCGATGAACGCATACGACTGCCAGACGAGCGTCTTGTTGCTTCCGTCGAGGTTCTTCCTTGTCCCCATTGACTCTCCTTCCGGTGAAAGAACATCGTGATCGAGACCGTGAACGTGCGTTGACATCAGGCGAACTGCGACCGATGCAGTCTTCCTTCCTTCGGGCGATCTGTCCTCCAAGAGTTGAGTGATGGAATTTCCCTCGATTGCAGCAAACGCGACCCGGATCGCGTCTGGATTTTCCGCCGCGTTGAGCATGGTCTGCATGGCCCCACCCATCTCTGATTCCAGGATCGTCGTGTTCCGGTGGTTTGCCATGACGTCGGCAAATCGTTGTCCCATTGCGACGTTCTGGAACCAGTCCTTCATCGGACTGAACACTGCGATGATGGAAGAGGCTTGCTCTACCGTGACGGAAAAATTGTCCCGGATCCCTTCGGCGAGCAATCGCGCCCCATCATACCAGTGGGTGGATCGGATGACGTAGTCCGCAGACAGGTCATTGAAGGCATCGTAAAGTGCGAGTAGGTTCTTCTTTTGAAAGTCGATGAACGCTCGCATCCGCTTTTCGGGATTGCGAAACTTCGTGATGAACTTCGGGAGCGGCACCTCATCGACAAAATGAGTGACCATTGCCATCTGCTTCTCCAGTTCCTTCGGAGAAACCGTGGAAATACCGTCGTTCGTGTCCTGAGTGGTCGGCTTTACTTTTCCCTGCCACGCAGTGCCGACCCTGCTTCCGTCGTTTTTGGGATCCTCCTTTGCGATCTCATCGAATCGAAGAGTGGAAAACGTGATCTCATCCCTCGTCTGGTCGAACCGTTGCGATAGCGGGATGACGTTGCCGGATTCGTCGTAGGTTACGGGATCGGCGGATTGATGCCACTTTGCATACGCCACAACTCCTCTACGCATTTCCCGTGAGCTTTCGTTGTCTGGGTATCCCGGCGGAATAGAAACGTCATCCAATGTATTGATTTCGGCGAGTATTCCATTGGTGTCCCACAACCAGTCGGCAAGCTCTTTTCTCTGAAAATCACTAAGATCTGCGGGCATCCACGGATGCGCTCCGCCGAACCGATTTTGGTAGTCCCAGATATCACCTCCGTTTTCGATAACTTTTTGGACAGACCTCCCATTTAAAAAATCATCTGGGTCTACGATCTCATTATTGCCCCACATCAAAGTAGAGAAAACTTCTCTCGCCAGACCGCTAGACGGTTTAGCCGCCTCATCCACCATCCGCTGCAACTCCTCGCGGTTCGCCTCGGGGTCTTTCGCGAGTTCCAGGTATCTCCGGTCCTGCTCGCTCAGGCGCATGGTCGAGAACGTGACGTTTTCAACGCGACTCCGCAGCATCGCAGTGCGCCGACGTTCGTAAATCTCTGCCGCCTCTTTTGCGGCATCCTCGATCTGCTCGTCGGTGATCCCTTCTTGAATCGCCCAGCTCCCGTATTCGCCGCCGGTGTGATTTTTCGCGTAAGCACCGAACGTCCCATACGTCTCTCGAAGTTCGTCAACCATGCCTCTGCTCGACCGAATCTTCCCGGTCCACTCATACCATAGGGTGACAAGTTCGGATTCCGGGAACGTGGGATCCTCCTCCTCATCGCGAGAAATCACGGGTGCCCCTTTGTAGGGCAGGAACGTCTGTTCTGAATCATCACCCTCGTCCATTCCGTCGAGGTCGGATTCCGCCCGCTCCAAAAGGATTTCAAGCTCGGCCTCCAGGTCGGCGACACCTTCGGTTTGCCCCGCCTCATACATGCTGTCGATGCGTTGCATGAGTGCCTGGATCCGCTCCACAGGAACCGGAGACATGGTCGAGAACGTCTGCTCATCCAGAAACTCAACGCCCATGTCCTTGGCGATACCTTCGCCCTCCTTGATTACAGTGCGCTCGAACTGCCCTTGCTCGGTCACGCCGATGGACTTCGCGAGGAACGTCTCCAGATCCCCGTCGAACGTCTTGTCCCGGCGGGCCTTCTCGATCATGGCGGCGCGGCGATAGACGGCCTCGAAGAGGCTGGCATACCCGGTCAGCACCGCCCCGAAGTCGCCCCGGAGGGCGTCGGCAATGCTTTTTCGGAACCGGCTGGAGAACACCCTGCCCTGATCGCCAGACTTCGACCGGCCCGCCAGGTAGCCCTGCACCATCTTGCTATAGGCTTCGACGATGTCCTGGTCCTTGATCTGCGATTCTTCCTTGATGCTGGCGCGGAACAGGGTGTCCCCGCTCGTCGCCTCCCATTGCCGGAGCGCCCCGATCATCCACCGCCGGAGGCCCAGCTCGCGGATCATGAACTTCGCGTCTCCCTCGGCGGTTTCCTCAAAGAGGGTGAAGGGTGTCGCGCCTTGGTAGAGCCGCACCGTGTTGCGAACGACCCGGTCCCCGAAGGAATCCGGCGCGGCCTCAGAGGTAGTGGCGGATCCGAGAATGTAGTTGACCGCCGTCCTCGCCTCCGGCGAATTGGCGACCATGCCCGCCATGGCCTTGGCCTTTCGCTCCTCGGTCTTGGGCGTGAGCGCCTTGTCGGCCTCGGAGATCTCCATGCGCTGGGCCATGTCCTCGCCGGTCGCCACCCCTTGCGCCTCCATGTCCTCGGTCGTTGGACGCAGGGGAGAAACGATGAACTTCACCTCCCGGCCCCGCTCGATCTGCGAGGTGGTCATGCGGGCGGCGGTGATCATGTCCTCATGGAGGGCGGCGACCGCACTGGAGGCCACCGCCTCGAAGCGTGCGAACGCCTCCGCGTGGGAATCGTATTGGACCGCCTCCCCGCCGGAGTAGCGGAGCGTGTATTTCTCGCCCTCGCGAAGGATGGCCGGGAGGATGTCCAGCTCCCCGGCCTCGTTCAGCGCCTGCTGCATGGCCTCGCGCTCCGCGATCATTCTGGGGATCGCCTCGGCCCGCGCCTCCTGCACCGACTTCTGGTCCTGGCCGAGGGTCTTGAACTCCTGCCGCAGGAGAGTCTGCGCCCCCTCGACGTTGCCCTGGCTTGCCAGCGCCCGCACCTCGGAAGCCGCCGCCTCGGACAGGCCGGTGGCTCGGAGGAGGTCGTAGGAGGTGAGAAGTTCCGCCCCGCCCTTGAAATCCGAATACGTCCCGGCCCCGCCGCCGATCACCGCCAGTGGCAGCACCGCGAAGAACAGTTCGGGCTGTTGCTTGAGCAGGTCGCCATAGACCGGCCCCCAGGGAACTTCCGGCATATCCTCGTCGAGGGCCGAAAGGAGCCCTTGCAGCACGAAGGGCGTCAAATCCTGCACGTTCTCTTGAACCATTTCCAGACCGGCTGTGGCGGCGGTGCGGGTGAGGAATCGCGAGGCGACCGCGCCCTTGGTCCGGGTGATCTGGTTGAAGAAGCGGTTGACGGCCTTGAACTGGCCCAGTGCCAGTGTGGTCTGGCCCTTCTCGATGAATGCCTGGAAGGGACCGGAAAGCATGGAGAGCGTCTGCGCCTGCTCTGCGGTCATGGTCGGATTCGCCGCCCGAAGGGACCGGTAGGAATCCCCGGCCAAGGCCATGGCGTTGATCGCCCATCCGCCGCGAGCCATGGAGGTCATCATGTAGGGGACGGACTCGGCGGCGGCGTAAAGCCCGCGCACGGGAAGGAACTCCGAAGTCACCGGATCAATGTCGTTTTCTGCCGCGAGCCGAAGCTCGTCCCGAAGGTCGATGGCGTCCTTGTTTTCTCGGATCATGGCCAAAGCCTGGTCCTTGACCTCGTCCGAGGGCTTGTCGAAATCCGCCCCGGCCACCGCCTTCATGACTCCAGCCCGGACCTCATAAGCGTCACCACCGGCTACGCGCTGAAGCACGGCTTCCATGTATTCCTCCGGCGTTCCGGCCTTTTCGGCGGGAACCTCGACACCCTCGGCAATGGCCCGCTCAACGGCGATGGCCTGACTGCGCTCACCGATGGAGACGACAGAATCCATTCCGCCGCGCAGCCCCCGGTCGAACTTCTCGACCAGCCCCTCCATGACGCTCTTCCTCCCGGCCTCGTCGTTGGCGCTGGCCGCCACCGCCGCAGCGATGACGAGCTTGCGGTCTTCGGCGGGGACCATCATCACCATCTCGGCCAGCTCCCGATAGCTCGCAGCATTGTCGATCTCGCGCCGCTGGGCCAGGGCTTCGTCCATCGTCGTGGGATCTTCCACATCGACGCCCTCCTTGGTCATCAGGGCCGCCGACAGCAGCTTGACCGTCGAGCGATGCGGAGCCAGCTTTTGGTCGAACCGGTCCTTGAGGGATTGGAACTCCTTGTCCCACTTCTGCTCCCGCCCCACATAGGAGGAGTTCTCGCGGAACCGCTCCTTGAAGGCCAGCTCGGAGCGGAGGACGCCCAGGTTCTGGAGCGAGGTTTCCTTGGCGGCGTTGGCGACCTCCTCGCGGGTTTGGTAATCCCTCGCGATGCGGTCGAAGAAATGCTTGTGGGTCGTGGAGGGAGTTCCCCACTCCCTTTCCGAGTAGATCTTCATCAGCTCATCGGCCTCGCGCTCGACGCGCTCCCTGGGGACTCCGGCAGCCTCAAACCACTTCCGGTTGAAGAGCTTGAACTTCTCGTCCGGGGACTCGCGGAAGTTTTCATTGAGGGAAACAAGCGTGTCCTCATCAAGGCCGTGATTGGGCTCGGTGAAGAACGACCGGAGGGTCGATGCCTGCTCGTCTCGGCGGCGCTCCTGCTCGGGGAACATGGAGAGACCGGCGGCCTCCTGCTGGGCCTGATAGGCACGGGTGAGCGCCTGCGCCTTGGCGATGACGGCAGGGTCGTTCGGGTTGGCCTTTGCGACGGCAATGGCACGAAGGGCGTCTTGTTCTGGGATGGGCATCACATGGTGGCTTGCGCCGGGATGGTGTAGCTGTTGAGCCACTCGAGGTCTTTTTCTGGAAACAGGGCAGGGTCAATTTGGCCGCTCTCCCCTGCGGGTGACATTCCGAGAGGGTCGTCGCCGCTGAGTTTCTCATCGACCATCTTTTCGGCGGCCTTCGCTCGGGCGGGCTCGGTGATCTTGCGCTCGACCTCCGGCGCGTTCTCCCGCGTCATCTCGCCGGTGTCGGCCTGGCGCTGCATTTCAAGGAGAGTCTTCGCCACATCCTCATCGACGGCCCGCTTCTTCCGTTGGTCGGTGACAAACTTGGCCTTGCCTTCAAGCAGATCTTCGCGATCCGCCTGGCTGACCTCGACGATGCGACCGACTTTCTGCCTCGGCCCCCGCCACCAAGGATCGACCGTTTCCTCGTATCGCGCCGCGTCACCCTCGTCGGGCTGCTGACTGAAGTCGATGAAGAGCGTCTTTCCCGAAACCTCTCGCTGTTCCAGCTTCCCGGCCTCGACGCGATAATCAGCCCCGGCGTGGGCCATTTCCTCCATGGCCTTCTTCCTCGTCGCAAGGATGTCCTCCCCAAACGTCAGCGGCTCCCCGTTCTTGCGCTTTTCGAGGATGGTTCGAGCGCCCTCCGCCCTCGGGTCGTCGCCCATGGTCTGACCGATAGCCAACTCCAGAACCCCGGCGGCAACTCCTCCGACATCCTTGGCCGGGTCGTAGGCAGCGGCCTTGGCCATGAGGTCAACGATGCCGGCCTCGGTCTTGACGAATTCCTCCTTGAGCTTGGCCGTCAGGATCGACCGGTTGAGCGGGTCGATGGGCTTGCCGTCGAAGAACGCGTCGAGATCCCCCTCGGTCTTGATGTCACCGTTGCCAATGTAGATCTCGGCGGCCTCGACCTGGGACGCGTATTCGTCGTTCTTGGCCTTGTATAGCGGCTCCAAAGTCTCGGCCCGCATCATGGGTGAAAGTTCCGGGTGGTTGACGTAGTTGCCCTCGGCGTCCTTGGCGGTCAGCTCCGCGATAAGGTCGTCCGGGTCCGCGCCGTCACGCGCACGCTCGATGACCTCGAACTGAATCTGCCGGGACACGACCTTGCTGTCGAAGTTGGCGACAGCATTCTGGCGGTCGTCCTCGGTTTCCCACGGCGCGTTGGCGATCTCGTCCCGCCCCTCCTGCCACAGCCCGCGAAGGGCGAAGGTCTCGCTCCTGAGCTTGGCCCCGTTGAGAGCATCCTCGCGGATCTTCTCGCTCGCCTCCCACCGTGTCCGCTCCGCCCAATCCGCCCCCTGCCACCCTTGATCGACGGCATACTGGGTGAGGTTCTCAACCGTCGCCAGGTCTCCGGCCCGCATCGCCCGCATGATCTCCGCGTTGTTCGATTCGTTCGCCAAGCCGATGACCCGCTTCGCCGCGTCGAGGCCCACCCGGAGGCCGTGCCGGTTGCCAAAGCTGATGACCCGAGCGGAGATTTGGTCCTTCGCCGCCGGGGAAAGATCCTCGCCGGAAAGCAGGTCGTTCTGGATGCGCTCCATGCGGCCGTTCCACTCCGGCTCCCACCGGTTCGGGTTGGGCTCGGTCAGCTTCCAAGCCTCAAAGTCAGCCACCTCCCGGTCCATCGCCTCCCCGGCCTCGGAAACCTTGCGGAAGTTCCACGCCTCCGCGATTCGCTGGCGCACGTCGAACATGGCCTCCCCGAGGTTGCCGACGCCCTGCCCCAGGTTCTGGAGCCCTCGGGCGCTTGCCTGACCCAGTTCTGGCGAGACGTTGGCGACGGGCTGATTGATTTCGCCCAGCGCATCCGCCAAGGACGCGATACCGCGCAGGGCGGTGGACGCATCGACCCGCAGACCCTGCTGGGACTCCATAGCCGGAGCCACCGGCTGGGCCGGTCCCTCTGCTCGATATTGTGGAATGATGGGCATTTTAGGGTCGTGCTTCGAGTTTCTTGACGGCTTCGAGGATGAGGGCGCTCTGCTCCTTGATGTCCGCAAGCTGGTCCTCGGTGCGGTCGAGGCGCTTGTCGATTTCGTGGAACTGCGCCTGCGAAGGAGGCGGCGCGGCGTCGAACTTCACCGCCCGAGTTTCCAACTGCGCGACCTTGGGCTGCAGCTCGGCGATCTCCTCGCCATGCTCCGCCTGCACCTGGTTGACGGTGAAGACCCACCCGGCCACCGCCAGCCCCGCCGCAGCAAGGCCGCCCAGAGCCCATGCGATGACCTTGAGAGCGGATCCCGCGTGGTTGATTCGCTCCAGCGCCTCAAAGAATTCGTGCTGTTCCTGTTCGCTCATGAGGTTGAGTTGTAGGCTCATCGCCAAATGGGTGATCCCGCCGGACGCGCAGTCACGCCGGGGAGGTTCATGCCGAGGTAATCGCTGGTGTAGTTCTGCTGGAGCAGGCCGCCGACGCCGGTGAGGGCCGATGCGAGGGCCGAGGTGGTCGCCCCTTGGGCGGCGTCCATTCCGGCGAGGCGCTTCATCTCCGCCTGCTGGAGGGCCATCTGGTAGGCGGTCTGGGCTCCGATGCGACCGAGCTTGTTGGCAGCCATGGAAAGAGCCGCTCCCCGTTGCCCCATTTGGTAATCAGCTCGGGCGCGGGCGGACCCGAGGGCGGCCCCGGCCTCCATCATGCCTGCGCGGGCGAGGGTGTCGTTGCGCTCGAAATTGGCCGCATCCTGCGCGTCCTGCACCTCCAGGGCAAATTGGGCTGCGGATTCGGCCATGACTTCCAAGGGGCTGCCGGACATGAGGATGCCGCTCGCCGCCGTGGCCGCCTGCTGCCGCCCTTCAAACTCATCGAAGGCACGCATCTTCCGGCGGATCGCCTCCCGGCTCGATGCCGTGCGGGCCTCGGCAAAGTTCCGCAGCCGCTCGGCGTTTCTCTGCTGGGCCTCGTTCTCGGCAAGGGCGAGGCGCAGGTTGGTGCGGTTCGCGCCACGCTGAATGCCGATACCAACCCGCTCAAGGCGGAGCTGGTTGAGGGTCGTCGCCCGCTGCTGGGTCGCGTTGGCGGCGTCAATCGACGCGTTGATTGACGCGGTCTGTGCGTAGCGGTTCGCGCTCCCCAGTTGCCCGAGAACCCCGAGGCCGCCGCCAATGGCGGAAATGAGTGTGGGGAGAATCATCATGTGCCGAGGACTTCAATTTTTGGAATCACCGCAAGGATGTTGCACGGGAGCGGGAGGGTCTGGCGGAGCGTGAAGTCGATACTGGTCTTGTGTGCGCCAAGATTGGTGATGTCAACCATTCCGGTATACAAAGGCTCGGCCTCGCCGCTGTTGGTTTCGGTGGACCGGCCAAGCACCTCAAACCACTTTGAATCGGTCGCGGACGGGTCGTCGGCATACTGCGCCCCGAAGGTCTTCCAGAGGTTTAGCGTGGCCCGCTTCGCCACGAAGCGCCGCCCCTGCGCCGTGCCGTTGCCCATGCCCACTTCGATCTTCGAGGGTTGGAGCCGCGAGACGTAGGGGATCCCAGCGATCCGCACCGACGCCGCCGTTCCGATGGAGACTTGGCCGGAGGAGACGACCTTGGACTCCTCGACGCCGGCGTCCGCAAGGATGGCCACCGTTGAGCCGTTGAGGTGGCTAAGGCCGGAAATGGTCGTGCTGGGCGAGCCGGAGACAAGGACCGCCGAATCGACGTAGACCAGTTCGTCGGCGTTGTCCTCGTCGAGCTTCGCGAAATGGTCCGGGTCGAACCGCTCGATGAGGCGAGTCCCTCCCCGGTTGACGACCAGCCAGACCTGGTCGGCGTCCCCTTCGTCCCCGTAGATCACCGCCACGGATTCGACCAGCCCCGTGCCGGAGGTGTGGCGAGCCCAGGCAATGACGCTCTGGTCGGGCTCGTAGGTGAGGGAGAGCAGGACGCCATCGTTTCGCACCGCCCAAATGATCGGGTCGGGCTGTTGCTGGAAAGCCATCTGCCGTATCCCGGAGCGGGTGATGTGTTCGGCCAACAGGGTCAGGTCGCTGGCGACACCCTCCCCTCCCTGTCCGTAGCTGAACTGGCGCAGCTTCCGCGCACCCCGCTGGAGGAAGAGCAAGTTGTTGGCCGCTACGAACGCCTGGCGGTGCGTTGAGCCAAAGCGCGATTGACGCCGGACGAAGATGTTGCTCGGCGTGATCGCCGTCTGCTGCGATGTAGCCGCGGTCCACTCCTCACTTTGCGTGAAGATGACGAGGTTGGAATGCGACACCAGGCTTTGAATCGCGGAGCCCTCCTGCGCGGCCAGAGTGAAGGCGAGCGCATCATTGTCGAAGGCACCCCGGCGGAAGTTCTCGTAGTCACCGGTGGCGGAGGCCCAGATGGTGTTCGGCTGGAGTTCCGTCCCGCCAAACCAGAGACGCTGTTCGTGGAAGCAGACGGCCCGAGGCCACCCGGCGTATTCAGCCCATGCCTCAATGGCCCATTCGGTCGTTGCGGCGGTCGAGTCGAAAGGAAGCTGCACGGCACAATCAACCACTGGGAGCGATTCGTTAAACCCAATACCGTCACTGATTCGTGCGTAGCCGACGCGGCGGGAGTCTCCGGCTTCGAGGTAGGCAACGGGTGACGCCCCGGAAGGCGTTGAGGTGTGGGTCACGTCGAGGCGAAGGTCGGTCGCCTCCTGAGTTGCCGAGCTGAACACAATCTGCCGTCCGCCGGTTTCGGCGGTGAACTCAAACGAGCGCAGGGTCGTCCATGCTCCGGCCTTGTCCTTGGCCTGCACCCGCAGCGTTCCGGTGAAAGTTCCGTAGGTGAAGACCTGGTAGGCTCCGAGAATGTTGACTGCACTGCTGCTTGCGGTCGATCCCAGAGCCTGCTTCACATGGCTCGCCGCACGCCGTTGCGACAGCATGATCCTTGCCCCGGTGTATTTATTGTATTGGAGGGTTTCGACAAACGGATCCGCCGTAAAGCTGATGTTTATGGAACTTCCCGATGTTGCCGAAGGAGCGGCGGTGACGCCGGAGTTGTTGGTGTCTCGAAAGGCGGGGAAAGACCAGTTGACCCGCGACCACTGAAAGGTATTCGCGTTGAATCCGGCGCGGAAGGATCTCTCCAGTTTTTGGGGCGGATACTTGGGGTGCGCGAAATAGGCCAGGTTCCCCAACTGCGCGATCTGAACCTCGAAGAGGTCGTCGGCCAGATAGGGTGTGGCGAGTTGAAGCGGAAGGTTGTTGGGTGAATTGACTTGGTCGATGAACGGAGTCCCGTCGTCGTTGTAGATGCGGACATACCCGTCCCCGAAGGCGAGAATGTAGCGGGTCGTGGCCGATACGTTGAAGTCGAAAAGGCGGATCGGTTCCTGGTTGGTGAGCGAGGTCAGTTCCCATGCGCGGTCTTCGTCTTCCCAAACCCAGAAATCCCCAATAGGATGCCCGATGTCTGCGCCGGAAGGGGGGCGGGTCGCGGTCAGGTTGCTGGTTCCGGTCACGTCAGTCCAAACGAGGATGCCGGAGTTTGTTGAATTTCGTTTCCAAAGTTTCCGGTTGTTGCGGACCCAATACGATTCACTCGTGTAAGCTCCGGCGCTTGTGTAGCCCTGCGACGAATTGTTGCTTGAAGTCGGGATGGTGATCCCGTCCAGATTATTTTTCGCGGTGGACAAAACCCAGGTTGCCGAATTGGCGCTGGACGCAGTGCATACATAGACCGCCCTGCCAGGCTCATCAACCCACACTGAGTTCACGACGAACCCCTGCGAGTTATTATCCGCCGACGTTGGCGGCCCGTTTCCATCCAGCTTGTTCTGAACGGTGACCAAGGTCCATGTCCACGGTGACGATGACGTCACCTTGTAGACCGTCTTGCCATCATCCTCGAGGTAGAGCGAATTGGCCGAGTAAAAATTGCCCATGCTAAACCAAAGAGAACCGACTTGATAACCATCGCCGGAGTCGTCAGATGGGATCGGGAATGTGGTCGAAGTCTTGTTGTGCTGCGCCGTCGAAAGCACCCATGTCGCGGTGCTGCCGTCGGCGCTGGAGCAGGTGTAAACCGCGCCAGTGGAAAGATTCACCCAGACCGATCCAGAGGAAAAGCCCTGTGTCGTGTTTGCGGCACTGGTCGGATTGGAAGCGGTTGAATATTCCACCTTGGCCGTGACCACGACCCAATCCGCGTCGTTCAATCCCACTCCATTGGCTCGAAAAACGGTCGGAGGAGGCGGAGAATTTCCATCGGGGAACAATAGCCTGTGGTCGGGATTCACATTCTCCACCCAATCCGCCAAGGCGTGCTGGGTCGCGAGATACATGGTCCCCGGCCTGCGAAAGGCTCCACCGTAAATCTTCGGTATGAAGTTCTCCATGATCCGGCAGGAGAACGGGTGCTTGGCCTCGTCCACACGGGCGTCCATGAGCGGGGAAAGTTCCCCCGCGTTGAAGCTGTTTCGATGGACGTGGATGCTCATCAGGTCTTGATGATGTAGTTGAGGATGATGGTGGGCTGGAGTGATGACGCGCCTCCGGTTGGAGTCGTGACGGAGGTGACGCGAGTCGCGCCGCCGCCAGTGGTTGTGGTGTTTGCCGACGAGCGCGTGATCGAGTGCGAGTGAGTTTCTACCCCGCCCCAATTCCCAAGAATGTCACCATCGAGAGATGCGGCCGTGAGTCGCCCAGCGTCCCCTCCGCCCGTGCCGACGGAGTTGTCCATGTTGTCGCGCCCCGCGACCACGCGACCACGAAGGTCGGGGAGGGTGAAGGACGACGCATCGACGGACCCATAGGTCGTGCCGATGGCGGTGAAGAGGTCGGCATAGGTCGTGCGCGAAACGGACGACCCGTCGCACCAGAGCCACCCGGCAGGAAGTGCCATTCCGGCATAGGGGGTCACCATCCCGGTGAGGATTCCGAATCCATCGTTTCCTCGCTTTGATACGGTGAACCCATGCGCGGCGTTGATTGAGCCGAACGACCCCTGGATATTTTTCGCACTGACTTCAATTGCCCCGGTGCCTGTGTCAAATGTTGATACCACCTCAAACGAGATGTGGGTCGTTGCCGAACTGGCGTTGACGTAGTCGCCCGCTGCCAACTTGATTGCGGGTATGAACGTGGCACTGTTGAAAAAAATGTTGAAGCTTATTCCTGGTGCCGGACTCCCAGATGATACGGAAAAAATCGTCCCGAACGGATTCGTGTTCCCGTCCGTTGTTCTGGTCAGTTGAATACCAGAAGATGGGCCTTGAACTCCCGCCGGACCCGCATTCCCCTGCTGTCCTTGCGCTCCGACTTCCCCCTTGTCCCCCGTCCGGCTGAAACCCACTTCAAGGACATCCCCGGCGTTGATCGTGCCGACGCTGGACACTGGCGTCACCGAGACAATCCTGCCTCCGGTGATGCTCGTCGTCGCCCCGGTGATGTTGAAGAGGCGTTGCACTCCGGGTTGATTTTTCTTGATGATGCGGATCTGCCCCCGAATGGCACTGCTGCTGTCATCGAACGAATCCAGCCATGCGGACTGGTCGATGAGATAGTCGTCGGTCGTGCTGAGTAGGATCGCGGTGATATTCGCGAAGGTTGCATTGTTGAAGATCAAGAACCGATTGAACGCAGTGGCAGTTGATGTGCCGCTTGAAAATTGATACTGCGCCCCGATGGGGCCGGGAGGTCCGCTCGGAAGCACGAAGTTTAGCTGTTGAGCTGGAGGGGCTCCACTGATGGTCACTCCGTAAGCGTTGGAGTCGTAGGACACCGCTGAAACATTTCCGACGTTTAGGGAATTCGCCGGACCCGCCGGTCCCTCAGGCCCGATCTGACCCTGGATTCCTTGAATCCCTTGCTGCCCTTGCGGTCCTTGCGGACCAGCCGGTCCTGCCGGTCCCTGCTGACCCTCGGCAATATTGAAGACCACACCTCCCCACCCGCCGCCGCCCTTCGGGCCGTAGATGTTGCCGCTGTTCGTGTCGAGCCAGAAGTCACCCTCCCCTCCATCTCCCGAGGAAGGCGCGCCTTCGCCTTGTAACCAAAGCGAGCCCACCCCCGCCGGTCCTTGCGGTCCCACTGGTCCCGCCGGTCCTTGCGGTCCACCCGCTGGTCCTTGTGGTCCCACTGGTCCCGGAGGTCCGGGCGGGCCGACGACCGTCCTGACGTGGTCGAAGTCGCCGTTCATGGGGCGGACATTCCGTCCAATGGCCCCGCGCTCAAGCGGGTCCGGCGTCCTCAAGCCTTGGTTGGCATCGACCATGCGGGCTTCCTTGAGGCGGCGCTCTGAATGGCGGTCGAGGTTCTGCTTTCGGCCATCGCTGCCCGTGATCTGAACGCACGCCGCGGCGGCGAGACGGTGCGCCAACACGTCCGCGAAGAGGGCGTCCCATTGGCCCGGATCGGTGACCCTTGCCACATAGGTGATCTGGGCCGAGGAGGAATTGGTCACCAGCATCCCGCCTTCGACGGCGAAGGACGATTGACACGCCCCGGCCTCGACCATGTTGAAGGTTTCGAGGCGGAGGAAGTCTGCCGGGAGCGGGAACTGGTATTGCCACCCGAAAGGCGGATCATCAGCGGCCCTCGACAGCTCGACCCGCTCGATGGCGAAGTCCCACGCGTGGGATCGCAGGAGCGAATCCCGGACCTGCTCGTAGTGGATTCCGAGCGCCCGAGCTGCCGCAGTCCCGTCGTCCAGTGACAGGATAGCCGGTTCCCCGAGGAGGGAGAGGGCTCGGTTGGCAATGTCGGTTTCGGTCATGCGGACATAGCTTCAATGCCTGCTCTCATCGTTGCCTTTGTCGCGGCGAAAGTCGCGATTTGATCAGAGGTAAAAGAGGATGGCGAATCGGCATATTCAATAAGCGCGATTGCCGCCGCGTCGTCGCCCTCGTCGAGAAGCCTTGAGGCTGCTTCGAATTTATCCCGGAATGGGCCACGGATGAAATCGGGAAGAGCCTTCCAATCAGCTCGGAGTTGCGCGAGCTTGGAGCGTCGAAGGCTAGCCTGTTGTTGCGCCGCCGCTAGCGATTCTTCTGTTGCTTCGCGATGCGCTTCGATTTCGGCCATGGATGGGACTGGCCCGCCATCCCCGGCGGTAATGTCATCTCCGAAAACTCGCCACCCACCTCGATTGGGCCATGCGAAAGAAAGAATATCGTGGGTTGTTGCTGTCATCAGAATCGGAAAAGCTGAAGGGTAAAGCCCTGGTAGAGGGTAAAGGTGACGCCGTTAGTTTCGCCGCCCATGCGAAGTTGAACCGTTCCCGCGCTGGCACCATTGACCACGTGCAGGTGGATTGTCACAGGCAGGTACAGCGCGGTATTACCGCTCACCTCGACGAAGGCAGTGCTGAATGCAGTCGCTCCATCGCCCGAACGGAACGCGGTCTGCGTGATTCCGTGCGCGACGTTGTAAAGCACATAGGTCGGCGATGCTGGCCCCGTTATATCATAACGGAATCCCGAGTTCGTCGTTTGCGTGCCCCACAATCCCGAAAAGATTGCGGTTACACGCTCGTTTGCCGCCAAGGAAAAGGACATTCCGGTGACGTTCCCAAGCGTTCCGGTCGAGTCAGTATAGTTCGAGGTAATTACTCCGGTTTCGACGGGAACGGAATTCCAGGATGGATTTGCCGCTGCTCCATTCGTTCGAAGAAATTGGCCGGAGGTTCCAGCGCCCAGTCGCGTCCAGGTCGATGCACCGCGGTAGAGGATGTCCCCTTGGGCCGCACTGCCGACAAAGTCGAGGATTTCCGAAAGCGTGCATTCCTCGGCATCGCCAGAGCCGCTGCTTTTGCGACCGATGACTCGTGAGGTCGCGGAGATGTTCTGGATCTTCGCATAGGTGACCGCGTCGTTGTCGATGGTCCAAGTCGCCCCCGAAGCCGAGACGGTGATGTCGCCCTTGTCGCCGTCCGAAACCCCTCCCCCGGTCGGAGGAACCGTCCACGTCCCATCCGCGTCGAGGTATTTTCCAGCCACCGCATCCCCGGCAGCAGGAGCGGGAACGAAACCCGCAGCACCACCCGAGCCGGAGTCTCCGGTGAAGGCCGAGTGAGTGTGGTTTCCTTCCGCGAACTGTCCCGCAGAGGTTCCGAAAGCGCCGGCCTCAAGCACTCCCGACGCGCCGGTCTTGATCGGCAGCCCGGAGGTCGAACCAATCGCGCCCGCGTTGGTGATGTTCCCATGAGCGTGCGAGGTTGGCGTGCGGGAGTCGGAAAGGCGCGAGTCGTTTGTGGCAATATAATCAGTCCCGGCAATAGCTTGAGCGACCGATCCGCTAGCCCCCTTGAGGATGCCGGAAATATCGGTGGACGTAGCAGTTGAAACTTGGTTCGGTCCCGCAGCACCCGCCGGTCCCTGATTCCCCTGCACACCCTGATCCCCCTGCACACCTTGCAAACCCTGCTCGCCCTGCGCTCCCTGTGCGCCAGCAGATCCGCGAATGTCAACGGCACTTCCGATGGATGTCTCAAAGCCCGTTGACCCCACCCATACATTGATGTCAGGCTTTGCTCCCTGCCCGCCAATCCAATCGACGACTTTCAAAACGCGCCTTTCAAGGTCGGACTCCACGGAAAAAACGGGAGTCCACCCATCTTCTCCTGCGTCACCCACCGGGCCAATCAGCGAGTCGAGCCACTCCTCTTCCGTTCCGACAAAACCGTTGGCAACCGCGACCTCGTATGCACTGTCCCCATCCGCTCCTGCTGGTCCGGCTGGTCCTGCTGGTCCGGCTGGTCCGGCTGGTCCTGTTTGGCCGGTGATCGAATTCCCCGATGGTCCCGACAACCCTTGCGGCCCGCGAATGTTGACCGCAGACGCGATGCTTGTCACGAACCCGCTCGCCCCCACCCATACATTGATGTCAGGCTTTGTTCCCTGCCCGCCGGTCCAATCAACGACTTTCAAAACGCGCCGCTCGACATCGGACTCCACAGCAAAAACTGGAGTCCATCCGTCTTCTCCCTGACTCCCGGACAATCCGTCAGGGATGAGGGTCGCGTCATTGATGCTGGAAACGATGCCATTTGCGCCAACATACCCGGTCGAAGGCTTGTCGCCACTCCCTCCGATCCAGTTGATGATCTGCAACACTTTGCCGTTGTTGTGGGAGACGGAGGCAAATACCGGCGACCATCCGTTGGTCCCGGCTGACCAAATCGGGCTCTGGAGGCAATCCCCCACGGTCCCGTAATGTCGCATCCTCACGCTTTCGAGCCCGTCGACGAGCTGGACGCGGCGCTCTCCGGCATCCACAAACGTCGCGCCTCTCATCCGTTGATCGGCCAGCACCTCCATGGCGTCCCGCTTCTCGGTCGAGGAGGTGACATCCAGGGCGATGGCCGAGGCGAGACGGAGGACCAGCACCTCGACAAAGAGCGGGTCGAAGAGGGTCGGGTCGGTCACCCGACGGACGTAGGTGATCTTGGCCTCCTCGACGTGGGCCAGCAGCTTTCCGGCCTCGATGGTGAAGTCGGCGGCGCACATGGCCGCCTGCACGCCGTTGAACGTGAGAACCCGCAGAAGGTCAGCGGGGAGCGGGTAGGAATACTCCCAGCCGAAGGGAGGAGCGGCCCCGGCGGTGAGCGTGGCCCTACCCATGGCGAAGTTCCACGGGTGAGAGCGCAGGAGCGAGTCGCGGACCAGTTCGATGTTCTCGCGGCAGGAAATCGCCGCAGGAGAGTTTTCGGCAATGTCCGTAATGCGGGGCTCCCCAAGCCGGGAGAGCGCCATGTTCGCGAGATCGGTGTTGGTCATTGCCGGAAGGATTGCGGGAGCAGGATTTGAACCCGCGCCGCCTGGTTATGAGCCAGGTATCCTGCCAGGCTAGACGATCCCGCGGTTGAAAGGAGAAAGCCCCAGGCCGGTGGTCGTTCCGGCCTGGGGCGTGAGGTGGGTCAGACCGTCTCGTCGGTCGAGAAGGCCAGATACAGCTCGACCGTGTCGGTGGCGGTGAGCGCGGAAGCTGCGGTGATGAGCAACCGGAGGTAGTCGGTTGCTTCAAAGTCCGCTCCCGTTGCGGCTCCGGCCTTTCGAGTGAACGCAACAGCAGTCTCATCCACTGAGATTGCTGCCGTCCCGGTGATGTCGGTCGCGGTTCCGGCAGCATTGACCTTTTGGACCTTGAACGTCCCGCCAACGGTTCCAGCCGTGCCGACGATGCGGCAAAGCTCGGGAATGATCCGCCCGCCGCAACCCAGGTTGCCAAGGGTGATCGTGTCGTTGACAGCGTCCGAATCACCGGTGAGGGTGATCGTCCCAAAGGAAGCGATCCGCAGCGGAGCTTGCAACGCCCGGTAGGACGGAGAGACGTTTCGCTTGTAGGTGCTTTCGAGTTGAGCGGTGCGCTCGGCAGTGTCTAGGTTAGCCATAGAATTGGTGTCCTTTCAGCGTTGAGGTTGATCAGTCGCGGTCACAAGGGATCATGACGACACCCTTCTCGAACCGGCGCATGAACCCGAGGGTCGCGTAGGCCGAGATCTGGAGGGCGTGCTGCTGGGTCGGCAGGACATCCATGTGGATTTCGAGCTTCTCGGGGGCCATGTAGATCCCACGCTTGGCCGAGTAGGCGAAGCACTGGTCGATGTTCCCGGTCGTGTTCACGATGCGGTTGGTGACGATGGGCGTGAAGCCGAAGAGCTTGGCGTCACGACCTTCCAGCCAGCGGGCGATCATGTTCGCCCACACGTCGTTTCCGGCGGCCTTGACGTAGCTGATCAAGTCCTGCTTCGCTTTCGGGTTGATGGCGAGGATCAGCTCCTCCTCCTCCGGGTAGATGTCGTTCTCCTCGAAGATCTGCATCGCCTTGACCAGCTTGTCCGGCGTCAGGCCGATGTTGGCGGCTGGCGAGGATCCGAGTTGCACGTTGACCTTCTGGTCCGCAGGCAGGTCGATGGCGGTGACGTAGGGCTCTTCACCCCCGTAGACCGTGGCATCGGCGGCCTTGCACACCTCGGTGTCGATGAGGCGGGCGTAGGCGGCCTTCATGGCCTGGATGGTCTCGGAGTCGGGGAGCGCGAGCTTGCCGAGGAACTCGGCGTCCCACTTGTCGAAGATCGCCTGGTCGTAGAACGGAACCTTGACGAGCTTGCGGGCGTGCAGTTCGGCCTCGGTCGGAGCGGACTGCTGGAGTCGCCCGGTGCGAGTCTTGAACGAACGCGGTTCGAGCGAGTTGTAGATGTTTTCCTTGCCCTCGAAGCCCTCAACCTTGATGCGGCTGGAGAACTTGGACAGGAGCTGCTGGACCTCATGTTCGAGGTTGTTAGTGAATTCGCGACGGAATTCTTCGGGGATACCGTGAGCAACGGAAAGTGCCATGATGGTGAAATGGGTTTGAGAGGTGGATTGCTCCGCCGCTTCGGTTGTCCGGGATCGGGCCGCGCTTGAGATGCGTGCCTTCGCCAGGTTGTCCCCATTTCA